CGCACGATTCCGGCTAATACGATACTCCTATGACGACACCATTTTACTTAGGTAACCATTTACTGAAACGTGCAGGGGTAAAAACATCCTTCACAAAGAAGCAGGTTGATGAATACTTAAAATGCGCGAACGATCCGGAGTATTTTATTGAACGGTATGTTAAAATTGTCAATGTTGACCGTGGGCTTATTAAGTTTAAATTATACACATACCAAAAAAAGCTAATTTGGTCGTTTATTAATAACCGCTTTACCATCGCCAAGCTGCCGCGCCAATCTGGCAAATCAGTAACCGTCACTTCCTACATGCTCTGGCTCGTACTATTCAACGACCAACAGAATATTGCAATTTTAGCCAATAAAGGAGCCCTGGCACGCCAACTTTTAGCTAAAATCCAGTTAGCGTATGAAAACTTGCCAAAGTGGATCCAACAAGGCGTGGTGACATGGAATAAAGGCGACATTGAATTAGAAAATGGATCAAAAATCCTGGCAGCCTCGACCACATCATCGGCAATCCGCGGCGGGAGTTTTAACCTCATCCTCCTTGATGAATTTTCATTCATTTCACGGAACATCGCAGAAACTTTCTTTGCATCAGTCTATCCTACTATTTCTTCTGGCGCGACTACGAAAATAATTATTGTATCTACACCGAATGGCCTTAACCACTTCTATAAAATGTGGGAGGATGCTAAACAGGGGCGGAGCCTTTATTATCCCATCGAAATCAATTGGTGGGAAACACCTGGCCGGGATGAAAAATGGAAAGCAGAAACGATCCGCAATACGTCTGAAGAACAATTCAAGTCTGAATTTGAGACGGAATTTATTGGATCTTCAAATACGTTGGTTGCTGGTGCTAAATTACGTGCAATGCCGTTTAAGAATCCAATAAAAATTTCTGCCCTTGGTGTCAAGCTATATGATTTACCTGCTAATGGGCACATTTATACAGCCTGTGTGGATACGGCCCATGGCGTCGGCCTCGATGCATCTGCATTCTCTATCTTTGACGTAACCACGATGCCGTTTGTCCAAGTAGCAGCATACCGCAATACCAACATCAATCCCGCGTCTTATCCAGACGTAATTAGTAAGACATCCCGGTATTATAACAATGCAATCGTTTTAGGTGAATCGAACGATATTGGTTACCAAGTCCTTTTGTCTTGCCAAGATGACCTTGAATTGGATACTATTTTAACGACGGTCCAGACTGCTGCAAGGGGGCAACAATTATCAGGAGGATTCGCAAGGACCTCGCGGCTTGGAGTCCGGATGACATCCGCTGTTAAACGGATAGGGTGTAGTAATTTAAAAGAATTGGTTGAAAAAGACCAGCTAATCGTCCAGGATTTTGATACAATTTCGGAATTAGGATCGTTTGTCAGTAAAGGGCGGTTTTATGAAGCAGAAGAAGGCCAGCGCGATGACCTTGCAATGGGGTTAGTGTTATTTGGCTGGCTTGCACGGCAACCCTACTTTCGGGACTTTACAAACACCAATTACAGGGCCAGGCTTGCGGCTGAGCGGCTGGCTGCCATCGAGGAGGACCTGATCCCATTAGGATATGACGATGGGCGAAGTGATTTCAACGATCCTATTGGCCCACTTGGTGACGAAATTAGTAATCCGGACGACATTGCCCGCATGGTGATGCGGCTTTAAGCTGTTTTTATAAATAAGGTTGATCTCGTTGCCGGAATTCGGCACCGGGTTTTCTGACAAAGGTTAGGAGGACATTCAATGGGATTCCAAGTCTCGCCAGGCGTAAACGTCAGTGAAATTGACCTGACTTCAGGCGTACCAGCTGTTAGCACAACTGAATGCGGTATCGCAGCCCACTTGTCATGGGGTCCGGTAATGAAACGGATCCTCACAGCCGATAAAGATATCTTGGCAGAACAATTTGGGATTCCAAATGCAAACACCTATGCTGATTTCTTTCCGGCTTCAAACTTCCTTGACTATGGTAACAGCTTGCATGTTGTCCGCGTAATCCGTTCTAGCAATGTTGCAACACTTTCCACCGATACCGTTGCAGGAAGGAATGCAACAACAAACAGCGCCAATACCAAGAATACCATTATCAAGAATTCAGACGATTATGAACTTAACTATTCCTCTGGCATTTCTAACATCGGACGGTGGGTAGCCAAATATCCCGGTGCCTTGGGCAATAGCTTACGGATTTCTATATGCCCAACAGCGAATGCCTGGCAATCGACCTTGTCTGGCACCCTTTCGTTCACAAACAACTCAGTTACAGTTACGGGTTCTGGTACAGCATTTAGTACCCAACTAACAGTTGGGGACATCCTTGTTTGTGGTCCTGACAGGCTCTTGTTAAAAGTTGCTGCGATTGGAAGCGCAACGTCACTAACCCTGCAATCCAAATATATTGGCAATACAGTGACGGGATTGACAACGACACGGCGTTGGGAATGGTCAAACCATTTCGATGCTGCACCTGGTACATCAGACTATGTGTCTATCCAGGCTGGCAGCGGCGATGAAATGCACATAGTTGTTGCGGATGAAGATGGCCTTATTACTGGCACGGGGAATACGGGATTAGAATACTTTGCAAAGGTATCTAAAGCCGCTGACGCCCAGAAGGCTGACGGCACAGGCAATTACTATGTGAATGTTATTAATAACACAGCCAAATGGGCATGGTGGGCTTCCCATCCAACCGGAATCACCAATGCAGGTAAGAAGGCAGCTGGTGTGTCATTCGGAGCGGGCATCCAATCCAAGCCAATCAATGATAGCTTTGTCCTCGGCCGCGACGGCGCGACTCCGCGGGATGCTGACTATATCAACGGATTGAATTTGTTTGCTGATCCAGAAGAAGTTGATGTATCGTTCGTTCTTGGCCAGGAAACAAACCAAACAAAAGCACTGCATATTATCAATAACATTGCAGAAGTCCGGAAGGATTGTTTGGCTGTATTGTCACCACGCCGCTCAGACGTAGTGAACAATAACAGTTATGTTGGAAAAGAACAGGAAGATATTATTACATTCCGTAACTTATTGCCATCATCTTCTTATGGTGTCTTGGATTCTGGATACAAATACCAGTATGATAAATTTAATGACGTATTCCGGTATGTGTGCCTATGCGGAGACATCGCGGGATTGATGGTGAGGACTGATACAGAGCGCGATCCATGGTGGTCACCGGGTGGCCCGAACCGAGGCCTCATTAAAAATGTGGTCCGTTTGGCGTACAACCCCCGCAAGTCTGACCGTGACCAACTCTATAAAAATGGCGTGAATCCCGTTGTGACGTTCCCTGGTGAAGGCACTATGCTGTTTGGTGACAAGACCCTGTTAGCCAAACCATCAGCATTTGATAGGATCAACGTCAGGCGGTTGTTCATTGTTTTGGAAAAAGCGATTTCCACGGCCGCTAAGTTTAGCTTATTTGAATTCAACGATGATTTTACACGGTCCCGCTTCCGGAACATGGTTGAGCCATTTTTACGGGACGTCCAGGGCCGGCGTGGAATTATTGACTTCGAGGTCGTTTGCGACAGCCGGAACAATACTCCAGAAGTCATTGATAGCAACCGCTTTATTGGTGATATTTACGTGAAGCCGAACCGTACGATCAATTTCATCCAATTGAACTTTGTGGCGGTTCGGACTGGCGTGGACTTTAACGAAATAATCGGCCGCTTCTAATTAGATTATAGATAAAGTAGTACGCAACCAATAAAGGAGCTAACATGGCTTTCTCAGTCAATGAATTTGCTTCAGCAGGATTACCACTCGGTGGCTCCCGTGCATCCCTCTTTAGTGTGATTGTTGACACGCCAAATGGTGTACCTAATATTGGTGCGCGGATATCCTTTACATGCTCGGCAGCTTCATTACCACCTAGTGTGCAAGGTGTTATCGAAGTACCTTACTTTGGCCGAAAGGTTAAGATCAAAGGTAACCGGACATTTGAAAATTGGACCGTCACAATTTTGAATGATGAGGACTTTCAAATCCGCCATGCGTTGGAGGTTTGGTCAAACCTCTTGAACAGCCACGAAGCGAACCTCCAAGATGTTGGCTTTGCAACTACAGCTGCATACCGTACCACAGCCCAGGTGACGCAATATGCTAAAACTGGCGCACAAGTCAGGACCTATGAATTTGTTAACATTTGGCCTGTGAATATCAGCGCGATTGAACTCAACTGGGAAACAACCAATGCAGTTGAAACGTTCACCTGTGAATTTGCCTATGATTATTGGAAGCCGATTGCGCCAGGTACGACAGGTACATTTGACGTTTAAAAATTACGCGGTGATGGAAGTTTAAAAGAATTGGAGCAGCATATATGCATATATTATATGCTTTTGGATTAGCTACGGTGTTTGCGGTAGGGCTTGTTGGTTGTACGACTGATCAGTTGGCTAAGGCCAAAGAAAATATGACTCTGGTTGCACAACGGGCGTGCCAAGAACTTCCAACTGCCGAACTAGCAGCAGCTCTGGCCGAAGCCGTTGTGTCCCAGTTACCGGATGGTACTGATGCCACAAAAGCTAAGGATGTGGCTGCAAGAGCGCGGCAGCTCGTAACACACCTTAAGAGTGCTTGCGCCCTCGTTCCTCCACCGGTTCCTGGAGAAGGCATTACAGTATCTCAACCGGTTCCAGCCCAATAATGTTATGCGCGGGCCAGCGCATAATATAAAGGATATGATATTACTCAC